TCATGATCTTGTTCCATGTCATGTGTGAGATCATGACCAGCTTCTTCAGCATTGTCATCAAACTCTTCATCGCCTTCAGCCATGCCTTGTTCTTCAGTTTCAACGTCGTCGATCAAGTCATCACTGGCGTCGCCACCAAATGAATCCATGCCTTCTTCCATTGATTCTTCTTGCTCTTCAGCATCTTCCTCAATAGACTCTTCTTGCTCTTCAGCATCTTCGTCCATGAGGTTTTCGTAGATCTCACGAGATTTTTCTACCACGATATCGTGGAAAAGCTCGCGAGCTTTTTGTTCTTCATCGTTGATTACGTATTCAATCAACTGTTCAAATTTCGATGTCATATTGTATCCTCCAAAGGTTATGGCTCGTAGATATATTTACATATATCTGGTAATATTGGTACTTTTGAGAGGNAAAACTGGTAATATTTAAGAAATATTACAGACCAGGAGCCACAGGAGGAGGTGCGTANTGNTGACGCACTAATTTTAATTTTTCTTTGTACTCGTAACTGCGCACGTCATTCATTTGGCGCAGTTTGTTTAGCTGACGCAGAGTCAGTCGAGTTTTTCTCAAATCGCCTAGTTTGAGTTGACTGTTGTCTTGACTTAAATCTTGATAAGCAGCCGGAGATTTTTCGTATATTTCATTGAGAATCATACTGTTATTTATACTCCAGGTACCCCTGGTGCACCGCCGCTGGGAGCTCCGGCACCTGCTGCACCACCCAGGCTGTTGGCACCTGGGCTTACACTAGGTGTAGGTTGTGATCCTGGTGCACCAGCTAATTCACTTTGTGATAGGTCTTGACCAGTTTGAATATCTGCTTCCATGCCAGCCGGAGTAATACCAATACTACGCAGATCCTGCCCTTGTGTGGTTTCCAATTCAGGTTGATCACGCTCTTCACGCCAGGCTTGTTCGTTTTCCATGACTTCTTCTTCAGTGAGTCCTAAATATCGTTTCATCAAAAAACGCTTGCTCATATAAGGCAAAGGTTCTAACTGTGTAAATGCAGTGATTCTTGTGGTATCAAGTTCGCTTTGACGATAGCTAGCAAAGTTTTGTGGTGGGCATAATTTAATAGTAAACAAGCCACTATCAATGTTAAACCCTCTCCAGCGTAAAAACATTTTAAACTCATCATCAAGTTTTTGCATGATCAAGTTTTGCAGTCGGATACAATACTGGTTAAAACGATACTCTTGAATCAGTGCAGTTCCTACTTTGCCATCATTCATTGCAATGCCAGAATCATCTGGGCCTGTGGGCAAATAGCTTGATGGCACACGTAAACCACGTGCCATTTTGTTGTTGAAGTATTTTAAATCGTCAATTTCGCCAAGATTTTCACCACCAGGCAGTACTTCTACTGAACTGCCACGTCCGTCTGATGTTTGTGGGAAAAAGTAATCTTCGTTGATACTTAATGGATTATAACTGGAATCCATCATGTTGGCACCACCACCAGTGGTGGTAGGAATGCGTCGTTGATGCATTTCGTTTTTGACACGTTCCACAAACTGCATGGCCATATGACTGGGCATGTTGCCTACGTCAATTTTAAACAAGCGTCGCTCTGGAGCCCGTTGCACACGGTAAATCAACACTGAATCTTCCAGCAATTCTTTTTGTTTGTATACTTTAAAGATATTTTCAAGTATGCTTTGTCCAAAAGGCCAAAAGAAATCTAAGCCTTCGTTTAAACTCAAATGCACAATGTGACGGCTGTCTATACAACTTTCGTTCATGGCCTGTGTGAATCTATTGTTGCCCACTCCACCGCCTGCTCCACCATAGCCACCACCGTTGGGTGCAGTATAATTGGTTTGGCCGGAAGAGCCTGTGGCTCTGCTGACATAGTAATCTTGTGTGGTTTTTGAAGCCACGCTCATGTTTTGAAAGTTAGGATTGATGTCGCGTATAATATACTGTTCTGGACGTTTGCCTTCGGATTCATTCACAATAACCCTGGCAACTTTGACCATGTCTACCCAGAACATTTCAAATGTTTCTGGATCACGTAGGAAAACCTGATCACCGTACTTGATGGTGTTGCGGAACAGTTTGAATATGCGTTGATCTAGTTTGTTCAGTTTGGTCCACTGTTGCAGTTGTTTTTTAATGATTTCAATTTCGTGATCAGTGGGCTTGTCAGAAAAATGTATGTCAAATGGTGTTTCGTTGTCGTCGTTTAGTTGTGTTGAAAATTCAGCAATGATGTCCAAGCATGCATTGACTTCTGAATCAGCGTCCATGTTTTCATACTGATTATAGCGTTCAACACGATTTGGATGTCCAGAATACACTTCAGGAAGACGACTGGCATAGTTTCTAAAAGCAAAATCATTGGGCGTGCCACCTTGATAGTCCCCGCCACGCTGGCGATCATACCCTGGCACACCAAATTGATTGCGTCCTGAAATTGGACTTAGTTGCCCGCCTACACCATCGGGTCCAGCTACTTTGAAATATTTACGCCATGACATTTGAGTTTTCCTTGCAGTATTTACCGCATGTTAGTGCTGATAAGCTAATATCTTTCCTGACACGTTAAGCTGACTATTCATAACTCTCACTAGTTCATCCAGTTTGTTTAGTTGTTGGCTCATTAGTGCTAGTTGCTGTGAGTTGTCTGCAGCAGGTGGCGGTGCTGTTGTTGAGACTTTTTCTTTTTGCGCAGTTTGTTGATTTATTTTTTCTGCAATAGCATTTACCATGTCATTCACTGGTAAGATTTTGGAAAAATCTGGCATTACGCTTTTGAGCATTTCTCCCGGACTAGGTATTTTTGTATTAACAAATGAATCCAACAAGGATTTAATATTATTCATCGAGTCTGCCATTTTAGTGTCAGGTGCAGAATTGCGAGTTAGTTCGCCGCCAGCAGGTTGAACTGCTTTGAAGTCACTCATGGTATTAGAAATAAGTTTGGCAAATACCTGTGGATCCATTGGTGGTTGTTTTAGATCACCCAAATTACTGCTGATTGCTTTGGCTATTGCTTGTGGATCCATTGGTGGTTGTTTTAGATCACCCAAATTACTGCTGATTGCTTTGGCTATTGCTTGTGTGTCAATGGGTTGTTGTTTTGTATCGCCCAGGTTGCCACTGATTGCTTTGGCTATTGCTTGTGTGTCAATGGGTTGTTGTTTTAGATCGCCTAATAGGCCTGCAACAGCCTTGGCTAACGCCTGTGGATCCATTGATGGTTTATCTACTGTAGGTTGAGATAATTTAATATCACTCACACCCAATGATATTGCTCGACTAAACTCAGGCATTAGTTGTCTTAGCAGATCTGCTTGTTCTTTTGCTAAATTACCGGATCGTTGTTGATCTGGAGCCATATTTCCTATTAGACTTTTAACAAACTCTTTCATGAATGCAGAGTCTTTGATATCCACTGGAATTTTGCCGTGAGCCAACGGAACAAATGCTTCGTCTGAGCCTGCTTCGCCTGCTAAAATATTAGTACCACCCGGGCGGGCTCGCACAATACCGCCATATTCCATGGCCGCTGCAGGCGGTGCATTTTTGGGTTGGAAGTGCACAGGATCGTTGGGCACTGTTTGATATAAACCAGCTTGATTCAGCGCAGAAATTGCATTGTTATCATTCTTGCCTTGTTCAATATCTACAGCAAGACCTGACTCGTGCGCACTACGGCCAGGAGGCGCTACTGGATTACCTCGCTTGCCGTTGGCTATCCAGTCATTGTACAATTGAGCTTGTTTTTCTGTTGTGCGTTTGGCACTGTTGATTATGAGTTTTTTTCCGCCGGACATTTCAGAATAGGCCTTGCCAGCGGCCATGAGCTGACGTTGTACATTGGGGTCCAACTGTTGAAAATTAGCTTCAGATCCGCTTTCACCAGTGAATTTTAAATAATTGTCTGGTTTGTCTAGTGCTCCGCCGGTGGCTCCTGCACCTTGTGCTTGAGGACCACTTTTATCTTGATCTGGTTGTTCTACTCCAAGGAAGTTTGCAATAGCAGTGCCAACTTGATGTCCTAACTGTGCTCCAGCTACTGCACCAGCTACTGCACCAACTCCGCCAGTGGCACCACCAGCTAATAATGCACCTGCTGCTCCGCCAATAGCAGTACCACCATAATCCAGTGCTTTTCGTGCAAGGCCGCCTCCACCTGTTGAACCACCACCCATTGCAGCACCACCGCCTGGTGCTTTGGCACCAGGCATGGCTTTGTTGGCCATGCCTGCAGCAGTGTTTGTGGCTCCAGCTAGGCCTAGCATGGCGTCAGTAGCTGGTGCAACTCCAGCTTGCACAAAACTCTGCAAACTATCTCTAGCATTCATCTGTTGAATGCGCAAAAGAATCTGTGCTTTGGTATTGGGCTCTAGGCCTTTTTCTTGTAGTTCTTGTTCGGCTTTGGCTCGGTCTTTTTGTTGTTGAGCTGTTTCATCGGCATATCGAGACTGAATTTGACTCAGTTCTTTGGCGCTAAATGCAACATCGCCTAGCGCATTAAATTTGTAGGAACCGCCCATTCCTTCGCGGAATCGATCAGCACCTGTTTTCATTTTATCAATATAACCGGCAGCAGTAAATGAGCTTTTTCCAATTTCGCTGACTGCTTCGCTAGAAACCATCATGGATTTTGACATTGCAGATATATCGCCACCAACACCTTTTTGGAATTCTTTGAGTGATTCGCCAGTTAATTGTCGAGCTGCATTTTCATATTCGGTTGCTAGTCTTCCGGCTTCAGCATCGCCTGCGGCTGCTTTTTTCTTTAGTTCGTAAATAGTTTGATTAAATGCATCTTCGGCCATAGCATCGTCTAGCTTGGCTTGCATTTGATCTGCGCTGTCGCCGGTTAACTTGCTCAGGATATCTAAATTTTTAATATAGGCAGCACTTTGTTGTGCCAGGTCTTTGTTTATTGCTGATGAAGATACACCCGATTGTTGTTGTTGTTTGACAAATAGTGCTACACCTTTGTTGATGTCATCAGGAGTTTTACCCAACATTTGAAGTGCTTTGCCAACATCACTGCGTTGAATTTCGTTTGCAGCATTAGCAAAGGCCTTGGTTCCAGATGCAGCAGTTCCACCAAATGATGCCAATGCGTTGCTGTTTTCTTTAAGCAAGGCAGTCATGTCACCCAACTGCTCAATGCCATACCCAAATTTTTGCATGTTCTCAAAAATTTCAGTCATGCCCCCAGCGGCTGCTTGGCCACTGGAACTCAAATCCTTATAGGTTTTAAAAAGTTGATCTGCTTGTTGACTGGCAACCTTGTTGAATTTTCCCAGTGCTAGTACACCTGCACCCAGAGCTCCAGCAAGCAAGCCCAGTGGTCCACCTAGAGCCATTAATGTTAGTCCGAGGGTGCCCAGTGCGTCAGTAACAGTTTCCACACTGTCTGCCATGGTTTCTGCACCTTGTTTGCCTTGATACATGGCTTTGGTTGTATCAGCAATGGCTTTGCCTAGTGCTCCAAACAGTTTGTTCTGAGCAGCTGTTAATCCTTTGACTCCTGAAGACGCATCTTTGAACGCTTCAAACATCTCTTTGGTAACAGGAATACCGTTTTGAACCGAATAGTAGTAGTCCTCTATGGTCCGTTGTCGTTCTTCATCTGACATCATAATGGGCAGCACCTTTTGTAATCAATGAGTTTTCTAGTCATAATTATATTTAGCGAGGACAAAAATGACGCCAAACAACCCACTGAGACAGTATTTTAGACAACCTGCAATTTATATTAGATTGCCCAGCAGCGGGCAATTTTACCCTCCTGGCACATTAACACTAACAGAGACCAACGAGTTACCTGTGTATCCAATGACTGCCATTGACGAAATCATGTATAAAACCCCAGATGCACTGTTTAACGGACAAGCAACAGTTAATGTCATACAAAGTTGCATTCCTAACATTACCAATGCCTGGGGTGTGCCTGCTATGGACGTAGATACTATACTGGTTGCCATACGCATTGCCAGCTACGGACACGAAATGGAATTTGGCACCAAATGTCCCAAATGCTCTGCAGAGAGTGATCGAGCACTAGATCTACGCACAGTCATGGATGCAATGCGAATTCCTGATTACAATCAAAGCATACAGTCAGGAGACATGGAAATTTATTTCCGTCCAATGAATTATAAAAATCTCAATGATAATAATCAATTGCAATACGAAAATCAACGTATGTTGCAGATGTTGCCTGACACAAAATTTGAAGACACTGAAAAAATGAATGCGCTTACCGCTGCATTGAAAAAAATTACAGATATTACAGTTACTGCATTAGCACAAAGCATAGCCACCGTTAAAACTCCCACTGCCATGGTGTCAGAACCTGAATACATTGAAGATTTTCTAAAAAATTGTGATCGAAATTTATTCACACAAATTAGAGATCATATTATTAAATTAAAAACTCAAGCAGAAATGCAACCAATGAAATTGGCCTGCGATGAATGTTCATACGAATACGAACAATCAGTATCATTGGATATGTCAAATTTTTTCGCACCCGCCTCCTAGTCTCGGACTCTGATACCATTTCTAAAATTGTGGATCAGATGGACAAAGAAATTAAAAATATTCGACAGGAGGCAATGCAAATGGCGTGGTACATGCGAGGTGGTCTTAGCTACGAACAAGCTTTGCAATTAAGTGGCATTGAAAGAGAAATTGTTAGTAATTTAATAAAAGAAAACATGGAAACTACCAAAAAATCGGGATTGCCGTTCTTTTAATATGTTAGATCAAGAACAAGTACGTAGAGATATTTTGGCCTGGAGTGAACTCTTTGTAGAGCGTCCACATCCAGCATTGGGTGGCTGGCCACCGTGTCCGTATGCTCGCAGTGCAAGATTAAAAAACACAGTGGCAATTTTTACAGGCCAGGATCCTTACTATGATTTACGAAATCGTAGTCAGTGGGGTATGGGCCAGTATGAAGTCATTGTGTATGCTTATGATCCTGCAGAATGGAGTTACGAACTGTTTAGCTCAAGTATCTCACAGGCCAATGAAGAATGTTTATTACGCCGAGACATGTTGGCCTTGGAAGATCATCCCGAAGACCCAGAAATAGTCAACGGCATCGCAATGAATCAAGGAACATATGCACTGGTGTTGGTGCAGAGCCTAAGCGACTTAGACGCTAAGGCAAAACAAATGGCTGCCAAAGGCTTTTATGACTCATGGCCCAAAGAATATCTAAAGCCATTATTTAAACACAGGAAAGATCCAAGACTGTGACTTATCAATTTGCCAGAATAGATTTAAGTAAAACTGAATATACACCTACTGTAAGTTGGGAGTATATCACGGATCGTAGTGAAACTACCCTAAACAAGTTAGATAATATCTATAGAACATACAGTATCTACAAACACTTTACCAGTGTCATGCCCATGTTCCACAGTAGATATCTAGATCCCATGGCTGATGTCATTGGCTATTACGATAATCAAAAATTAGTTGCATGGAGTTTGATTCGGCGATTTGATGAACATAATGCATTGTGTGATCAATTTGCATGGACATATCATAATCCTCGCACAAGATTAGGAATCGAAACAATGAAAACAGAATGTGCTATCTACAAAGAGCGTGGGTTTCGATACCTGTACCTTGAGCAAGCACATCTGTACAAATCTGAAATAGACGGATTTGAAATACTAGGACCACTGGAGTAAAAATGGCAGACTTATATACAATTTGGGCAAACAAAGAAGGCGATATCTCAGACTTAGACTGGGTCAACGGAATGAAAAGTTTCTTTGATCATTTAATCTCAGAAGGCAAGATGGAAAGTTATAGAATCACAAGATGCAAAATGGGATTCCGTAGCATTGCTGACATGCCGGAATTTATGATTTTAATGGAGTTCAAAGACATGGGCCAAATGGATGATGCGTTTCGTCGAGTAGCACCTTTAGAAGGTGAGCTCGAAACAAAACACAAATCATTTAATCAGTTCGTTGCTGGAGACATCCAACACGCACTTTTCAGAGATTTTCCCGACCAGTTCTGATCCTTTTCGTTCAGCCCACCATTCTTTGATTATACGACTAGTATTAGCTCGTCGTTCTTCTGATTGTGGTCCAAGAACCCTGCCTCTGGCTTTGGCACCTCGTTTAATGTTTGATTCCGCCGAAGGTTTTATTCCTTTAAGTGAGGCCCGCCGTTTAGCTCGTTCTTCTTCTGATTGCACTCTACCTTTATTAGCTAACGAAATTTTTTGTTTGGTTTTAGCTGACACAGTTTTTTTAACACCACTGGATCCTTGTCCACCATCTGACATGTTCTGTAGTATGCCAGTTCCAAGATCTTTACGACCCCACCAGAGAATGTATCTGCGTTCTAAAGCAAACGCACCTAGCTCGGTGAGATTTGATTCACAAATATAAATTCTTGATAGATCTTTGGGTGTATGAGCTCCTTTACCTCTATTAGAATGTTGTATCCACGCCCGCTTGCTGTGCCCTTTGCCTATGTAATAAGGTGTGCCATTATTGCGCAGATAGGCATAAATGTAGAATCCGTTTGGAGTATTATTGCGACTGTAAATAGTCATAGCTGATAGTTCCTTATAAACTGTTAGAGTAGTTGGATGTTAGCGCATCGCGAACTACACCTTTATTTATATACAGAGACTATTTGAGATCTCATTGAGATCTATGTCTTTCGCTTGAGCTCAGACATCATTTTTAATTGACTTGTTTTAGTATCATCTAGATTATGTGGTCACAATTCACCGTATGCACGGTGAATAGAAAGCATCATCTGAGTGACAGCAGTCATTTATCGTAATGAGATTGTGTTCGCACACACGGAGGCGGTTGACCGGTACCCCCTACTCAAGCTTCACATATCAACGGAACCCTAGTGACCCAACAATAAATCCAAGTCCTACGAGCACGGGTTGTTTCTTTTTCATCAGAGCCCGAACCATTTGTTGCCTGTAGTTAGCAATTGCCTGTGACGCCCAAGTCTGGACCGGGTATCTCACCGTTCCTCAATGGGGCTAGATCAAACATCTAGCACAGAGTCATTTAGTTGCCTTACTGAGTTTCTAAGAATTTTTTAATTTGGTCAAAGTAGAGTTGATTGCTTTGCGTACCTGGGTGTTTTTTATCGTAATTTACATCTATTTGATTGGCTGACATTGAGCTGTAGAGATTAATCCATTGTGTAGGATCAATTCCGCCAGCATTGTCATAATCGTTGTGTAGTTTGTTGTACAGTTTAAAAATGTCTTCGTCTGAGCGTGAGTTTATTTCAAGTATTTCATTTTTAGTAAAAGGTGTGTAGTTTTCGGGCAATACATTGTTGAGTCTTGTAAAGTAATCTTGATCCCATGGGCATAACCCGTTGATAAAATACAAGTTGATAGCAAATGACTTTGCTAGTCGTTGTAAGATATTAGAATAAATCACTACATTAATAATATCGTTATGTGCATGATGTAAAACTAACAATCTATCAAGTAAATCGTCTAGATATTTTCTATTCCATTTGGTACCGTTACTTAAATTAATATCACCATATTGTCGACCTGCTACTGGTATTGTTTCGTTGGTATTCCAAAGTTCAAAACCAATACTAAATCTATATCTTGGCATTGAGGTCCATTGACAAAACATCACAGTGATGTTGTGTTGGTACTCACTTATAGCATTAACTGTATTTCGAAATATTTCTGCGTTACTAGCACCACTCTGTCCAAGATTAACTAAATCTAAATCTTTTATCTGTGAAAGTTCACGGTGACATAAGTTTACCCATAAATTAGGATAGTCTTTGTATTCAAGAGCCGCGCTATCGACAGGAGGTAGATCGACCCAGCCGGTACCTGCAGTAAATGAACAGCCTGTAAATATTACCTTTGACATTAAACCTTGTTAAACTAATTTTTTTATGTGACTGCCGTGAACACGCACTTGTATATGCCCGTTATACCAGTCACTTGATTCTAGTACACGCCTTGCAAATTGTTCTCTTGCCTCAACGTAACTACATTCTGCTTTGCTTTTACAATAAAACAATATTTCTCTAGTGAAGTTGTTTGAGCCTATCTCTGCAACGTCTCGGTTAAGTTGATCGTTGCTTCCATAGTATAGTTGCCAGTCTGAGTCTATTTTACTTTTGATTTTCTTACGCTTCTTGTTGCCATTTTTTAATTTTACTATTTTATATGAGGTTTTACTAAATTTTGCTAATTTTTTACCAATATACTTTCTTCCAGTTATATTATTTGTAATCAAATAAACAAACCCAACACAATCTTCGGGCAGTTGTTCAATTTGAGTGTTTTCGTACAGCCATACCATGGACTAGTAGTTATCGCAGTTCCAAGGCCTTGTGCAATTTTCATTAGGTTACTTCGATATCTTTTCTGCTTGCTCACGCTATCTCGATATTATGTTTGCACTTATCGCCATGATATCTTTTGTAGTTGCCATACCCGGCTATTGTTCTATTGCAATGTTCACAATGATGAGTAGTACCGTTTAAATGCGATGACCGCTCGGGCTTTCCGTAAGACGGATTTTTACTTCCTTTAAGCCCTACATTTGGATTACCTTTTAGTGATTTGCTGATATTTTCATTATGAGATTCGGGACGACTCGATGCGTATGCTTTAACTCCTTTGCTTTGATTCTCTCTCCGCTCGTCAGTGTAAGTTTTGCCGTAGTGAGGAGATAATTCTCCCCGTAAACCATACATAGGATTTTTGTCACCTTGCCGTGCTGTGCTTTTTTTCTTACGAGTTGTTTCTGATTCTTTTCTGCCTAACCTATTACCCGGATCCCACTCGGCATTACTTTGATTATAACTCATAGGATCATTTTTAGCATTTAGATTTTTTAATCTTGCAGTTTCAAGTTTTCTAATGTATTTCGGTTCACCTATAACTAATATTTCTCTCGACCAGTCTTGCTGATTTTCAAGAAGCATGGGCTTTACAACATCGCTAGAACATAAGTAACCGTCGTTCGGATGACAGCCGCGTTCGGTTCTTGATCCTTCGTACCACATTCCTGTAGATTTTTGTGTCCATCTATATAAGAAGGCTATTGATTTTTTCATTTGATACTCCAATAAGTAAGTGAAGGGCTATCTGCGTATTGGCACAGAAGGATGATCAAGTCCGTTCGCCCACACATATTTATGTAATTTCCACATCATTAGAATAATTTGTAAATCCATTTTCTTTTATTACTTTAAGAATATTCTCAACTCGGCCGGCAAGTTCGTCTTTATGAGACACTAACCAAATAGATTTGTGCCGTTCCCTTGCCATTTGCTTTAATAGAGCAAGAGCATTTTCTGTTCCTTGTACGTCAAGACCATTATCTAATAATTCGTCAATAAAGAGAATATTAATTGGTTGATACAACGACTCGAATACATCTCTAAATGCCCAACTCATACTTAATACAAGTCTAGTAGATTCTCCTCGGCTCAAATTTCCAAAGTCCAGCTCACGCCCTAGTTCTTCAATACTCACAGATAAATCGTTTTGGAATACTACTGTATGTGGCAATCCAATGCGATCTAAATAGTGTGTTAGTCTAGCATTGAGATAGCTTAAATTTTGTTCAATAATCTTTTTACGAACAAAACTGTCTTTACTGGTCAGCAGTTTGAGCAAAAAGTCTTGATGGTCTTGTAGTCTTGTTAGATCGTTTAATACATTATAATCAATTACTTGTAATGCTTGACCTTGCATATCTTCAATTTGTTCACCGTATGGATCTATTTCGGCTGATTTATCTACAATTTGTTTTTGTAGATTTTCCAGCGTAGCACGATGTTGAATAGCATCAGATTCTTTATCATAAAACATCGTAGGAGGTTTACCTAGTGTACCTAAATCTTTGTGTGCAGATTCGAGATGTCTCAACTCATCTGCGTGTGTGTACGCATTGGACTGAGCAATGGCTAGATCCTGTTGCTTACTGGCTAATACTTCTTCATGCTTAGAATCATGTAAATCTTGTCCACACGCATAGCAAGTATGATTTTCTAAGGCAGCAATGTCTTTGATTAGTTTGACAATATTTTTTTCTTCACGTCCAAGATCAAGTTTAACACGGGTTATAGCACCTGCCAGGTCGTTTATATCTTTGCGTTTTTGATCCCACAATTTGTGATCTCGATGTGCTTGTATTTCTACGTCAATATCAATTTCTTGTAGTGATTTTAATGCATTGGTAAGACTAGCAAGATCCTCAATATGTTTGGTAGTCCATAGAGTTTGTCTACGTTTAATAGCTTCTATTTGTTCTTCGATACGTCGATTGGCTTCTGTGATTGCACGAATACGAAACTCTTCTTGAGTTATTGCATCTTTAGTTTCCCGATTGAGTTCTTTAATCCTGTCGGCTCGCTCACTAAGCATGGTAATGCCCAGCAACTGTTCAATGATAGTACGCTGATCGTTGGCCTTGAGACTTAAAAACGGTTCAGTATAGGTGTTTAGTGCTAATATATGCTTAAACATATCGTGGCTCATGCCTAACACCGATTCAATGGCATCTTGCGTTTCTCTTGAATCACCTTGACTTGCATCATCTTGCACCGCTTGCTCTTTATTGTTAATATAAAATTTTAATACGTTGGGTTTACGACCGCGTTCAATTTTAAAATTCTTACCACTTACACTAAAGTCAAGGCTTACCAACATGTTCTTACTATTGGTGCGATTTATAAGGTTATCTTTTCGAATGTTACTCAGTGCTTGTCCATATAGTGCATACGATAGAGCATTTAGCAACGATGTTTTTCCAGTTCCATTTCTTGACCCATCTCCGCCCAAATCTAAATTTTCTCCGAGCACTAAGGTCAAATCTTGCCGATCAAAATTAACCGCCTGGGTAGCATTACCGATAGACATAAAATTCTTTATTGTAAGATTTTTTAATTTAATCAACTTACTCTTTCTTTACGTTTCATTTATAAACCTTTTCCGTTAATGCCGCAATGCGGTCATTGTATCAATACATTGTTTATTTCTATCATATTTTAATATTTGATTAGCGACTGCATTATGACCTTCTTCTAACAAATGTCCGGTTGTTCCAGTAGCAAAATCTTGAGTCAATTTTACAATCCACCAAGTGCTCCACCCAATGAATTTTGTAACATCAACCTGTGCTAGTAACTTTTGGATTTCATCATGTTCAGTTGATAATTGATCATCGTTCATATTATCAAAGCATACAAGTGATTGTACATTTTTATTAAAATTATGTATATCAGTAGTCCATCGATTTATGTTGTTATGGGCTGCATTTAACATAACATACGATTTATTTTTTTGATTGAATAACGATTGCAATAAAATTATATTCTGTAACCAAATTTTAAACGCAAATAATTCATTATGCCATGCTCGATAGTGTAAATTACCGTAGTCAATGAACTCTTTACTGTTACCATACATTGAATGTTTTAAATGCACATTAAAATTTACTTCATGGTTGTTGTCGGCTTTGTAACGAGTAAATCTATTGGTATCTGTCCATGCAATATAAAACTTATCAAAATTGTTGATATTTTTAATTGTTTGATACATTATACGATCGTTGGTACCGCCACTTACGCTGTCGTTTAAAAAATCACAATCAAGGTTGTTGGCAATAAGCGCAGGCCATGCTTGTGTTTTTGGATACCGCAGATCATCACCAAAAGTGTGACTACACCCATTAAAATATAATTTCATAGATTTTGATATATTTTTAATAATAATTTTGGATCATAAAACTTACTGTCAATATTAGTCAACTGATCAGTAACAATTTGATCTACTGATTCAAATTTAATACTACCAGGTGCCATGTCTGCATCCACAGAATTATTTTTAATTGGGATTAAACTCATTTCTCGAAGATTATAATTTTTAACAAACGTATCTTTGATCATCGATGCTTCTTCGTAGCTGATACCGATATCAAGTTCGACTCGAACATGCATTTCTGGAGTTAGTATAGTATCAGCAGAATCAATTAATGAACTTAATTTAGTTACGCAATATAGTGGTTGTCCGGCCCAAGCATGATACTCAGGGTCTTGCCCCCAGTGTAACACCATCATACCGCGGTTAGAGTCTCCGGCATCAGCATAATTATGCGGAAAACAATTGCCAATATAGTGTATGTTGTTGCGTTGTTGTCTAAGATGAAAATGCCCCGAAAAGACTCGATCCACTCCGCCAAAATCATCGGCACTGATCTCACCGTGATCTGGCATTTCTACCATGGCATTCATTTTAAAATGTGGAAGTTCAAAATGTCCAAACACATACTTAGATTGAAGCTTGGGTACACGCTTGTGATCATCACCGACTAACCACGGAGCAATAGTAACATCCCCGTCGGTAAACCAATCGTTGACAATTTGAATATTTGGTATATGTTTGGCCCACTCGGTACTGTAGATATCACGCCTGTCTCTATAATAGAGATCGTGATTTCCAGGAATAAAATAAAAGCGTTCAAATGCTGCTGATAGTTTTTCTAAACTACGTAGACTGTACTGTAAAGTCTGCATGTTTATACTGGCTCGATGATGACTCCAGTCGCCCAAGAACATGCCAGTCTCGCAACCTTTTGCTTGAGCAGTAGCAATAAACCAATCGATGAAATCAGAGCAGTCTTGATTGTGTACAAGACTGTTTGATTTTAATCCAAAATGTATGTCTGTACAGACTGCGACTTTTTTAAATAGACTCATGCTTTATAAATTAATTTTTTTAATTGCACACTGTTTGTGGGAAATATGTTGAGATCGTTGCACTGAATTTCAAAACCTTGATTTCTTAATTGCCACTGCACCCAACTTTGGCTGATTAACGGTAAGTTATCCCATTCAAAATAATAGTCTGACAAAATAGATTGAATGATTTTTTGACATATTTCATCTTGATTTAAATGTTGTTGTGTCTGCAATAGTTGGATATGGTATGATTTAAATTGTTTAATATTTTTTACAAATTGTAAATTACAAAAATTTTGTATACGTTGTAAAGTTGACTCAAATTGATGTAATAACTCAGTTACAGTTAAAATGAGACAGTTGGGATCATGCCAATTGTCTGGCAAATACCACTCGACCATATCATACCAGCTGGGCATAAGATTAAAACTTAATATTTCTCTTTTGATCCAAATTGGTATTTGGTCATGAGGAGTACCGGGTGTAATTTTCCATGAAGAATATAAATTTTCACTGAATTCCGGATCAGTCAATCGTACAGACCACCAATCTTTCCAAATCTTGGTATATATGTTATTAACTGTTAACAATATAGAATTTTTATCAGGATAAATGACAATCATTCGATTGACAGTTGATAGCATAATATTTAAATTTTTACTAATAGATTCTTCTTTGTATACTTTTGGGTGCAATCGAACAAAACACACTGGCGTTGCAGAACTTACATAGTCGGTCCATCCAACCATAGATCCTAAATTTTGGCCTACAAATTTATGACTGTTTCCATTTGGATTAAACGGCGAAATAATATTGCAGTCTGTGGTCAACATGGTCAACACCCATTCAAGATAAGTGCCATAAGTGCCACCACTGTATACTATGGGAATGGTATCAGCTAATGTCATTAATTATACTACATCATCTAAACTAGAGTAAACCGGTCCGGACATGGCCGCCATAGAATGTTTGCCAGAATTCTGTCGGGTCCACGAAGGATTGAGTCCGTTCATTTCTAAGATGTCATCACGTATGTTTTGATTTTTCTTTTCTAAATTCAAGATACGAGTAAAGCTATTAGTGATAGC